CATTTAGGTGCTCTTTATTTTGACAGTGGCCGGTACAGCGAAGCTCTAGAAATGTTTCAGCAATCTTTGAAACTGAGGCCTAGCGATCTAAAAATTCTTTTGTTGGGGGGGGAGACTTATTTGCGATTAAATAACGTGGAAAAAGCAGTGAAAATGTTTAGCACCGTCTTACGCCTACAGCCTGGAAATGAAATGGCTAAAAAGAAACTTGCACAAATCAGCGCTGCCGGAAGTAGTGTCCTTGGTAAAGTTGTCAACAGCTCCCCCAGTGACTGAACTGTTTCGGAGCGAAAAACGTATAGCCTATCTTAAGGGAACGGAACCCAGGGAGGTAATTGGTGCAAATTAATAATCTGTAGGTCTGCAACCGGGTATTCAATGTGGGTAAGCAGGGTTTTCAGAAAGGGTGGAAGAGGGCAGTGGGAAAATCAGACATGAACTGGAAACCGCGCCCTACTGATTTACGCCACTTCTTTGCAAGTTACCTGCTGAATAATGGTGAAGACCATTTGGTGGTTGCCAATTTGATGGGCCACTCATCGGTAAACATGCTGCGTAAACGATACGGGCATTACGGTGATGACAGGCTGAAAAAGGCAGTGAAATTATTTGATACGAATTCCACAAAACTTCCACAACAAGATGTCAATTGATTGGCAGAGTATCTAAGTGATTGAATTTAAAGTGACCCCACGGGGAATCGAACCCCGGTTTCCGGCGTGAGAGGCCGGTTGAATCGGACTTTTAAACCGTCCGAGTGAAGGCGACCTACCCAGCAACTAGTTGTTTTATCTTGCCTTTTTAGCGACTTTTGGTTTTGATAATCGAAACTTGATGCCGAAGTGGGTCCCGCAAAAGTCCCGCAGCGCATTATACAACAGAGGAGCATTCAATGCTAAGTGGTCAATGTTTAACTATAGGAATCTGGCGGGGAATGTGCAACGCGTCACAATTCCTGGACTTCTATCTAGGCGAACTTAAGGGAAATGGTGTGCAATCTTATCGCAGGGTATTTCCACGAGCAAAATATCAGAGTGCCAAATCGGCTGCCTCAAGGATGTTAAAGAAACCGAGTGTCGTGCAGGTAATGAAATACAAGTTAGAGAAGATGGAAGGTGTTGAAAGTTGTTAAGGTCATGTTGAGAAATGTTGAGAAGTTGTTAAGGTCCTGTTAACAATTGTTAAGGTTTTGGCAGGTAGATGTTAACCACTATCAAACACTCAACGAATTAAAAGTGGAGAAGCATCCTGACAAGACTTTCATAGGTCAGATTGCTAAAGGCTTCGACTTTTTAGGAAATAGCTTTGAGCCTAAGGGGCTATCACTAGCCCCGAAGACTCTAGCAAACTTTCTTAATCGTATGACCCAGCTTTATGAGCAAGGTGCAGATGTTAGACGCATCGGGCAATACGTCAGGAATTGGTGGAGATGGGTGAGAGCTGGGGTGGTGATAAGTGATGAACCTTCACACATTCGAGCGCGTATAAACAGCCACTAGCAACCATTAGGACATTTGTTTAGGTTATGTTCCTGTGGGTATCGTCTTGCCTTTCCTCTTTTTTTTGCTTTTTTTTGCTTTGTTTTCGTTCTTCGTTTGACATCTCGCGTGTGCCCTTCATCTGCTCTACCTCTTTCTGTCCTCTTGACTTACCTTTGTCACTATATATCTCTTTGTATTCTAAGTTCAGAATTATCTATAAATTGATCCGTAATCGTACTTGAAAGTACGCCGGTTCCAACTTCCGTATAGTTCTGAATTGCTGTTGTAAGTGTTGAATAAGTAAATCCTGCCATTACGCTGTCAAGGTTGCCGGACCAGCCGAGCAATTATTGCCTCCTCCTGATAATCCTCCAGCTGTAGCAGTATTCGTATCTACAGTAAAGTGGTAGTAGTCATTGGTATTAGTAATCGTGCCGCTTGAATCTCGCGTGCCAACGGTAATCGAGTAGCCAGCGGCTTTTGCTACATTAGATCCACTAATACCATCAAAGTCTATTGGATCTTGATAAGCATCAGAATCAGAACTTGTCCATACTGGACCTCTAAACCTAACGGTGTCACTTGTAGATCGTCCATGACTTTTTTCAAAAACATTTATAATTCCTGAACTTGCAGCTATTGTTTCAAAAGGATTAGGTCCTAGTATTGTAACAACTGTTTTTTCAGTTCTTCCCGGTCTTGCGTTCTTTAAACCAAATCCTTCTGTACTATAGTGTCTTGCTTCATCTTGAGGATGTCTTGCTTCATATTCAGATTTATGAACAAAAGAACCGTTCCATTCTCTGATCATTTCATTGTAGGGAAATTCCATTCCACTTCGGTCTGAGATCGCTTTAGCGTATTTTCCTCTTGCAAATGCCATAGTTATCCACTTGGGTAATTAGACTCCGGAGTTATATAAGTGCTTGTAGAAGATCCATCTTCTGCCAAAGCCCTTTTTAATTCGTCTTCGTATAATAATTTTAATTCTTGAACTCTTTGAGGTGCATATTTCTGTGCTAAATAAAAAGACAGTCCTGACGCCATACAAGGAACAAATCTATAAGGTATATCTGTTGCATCGGTATAAGTTGCATCAGCATCTTGAATTCTTTTGACAAAGAAAATGTGTACATCTTTTGATGCATTAGATGAATCGGGTGTTGGATAAAAATTGATTGTTGTTTTATCAATAAGTCTTTGAACAAAATATCTAGAGGGAGTTCCTTTAGATAATTTATTAGCGAGTCCAGAATAAGTTGATCGATCTGTTTTTGTAAGCGCAGAATCCGCTTGATCCGTGTCTCCTTTATCAGATCTAAGTGTAGCTTCTAAAACATCAGCTAAACCATAAGTAGATGTTCCTGTTGTTCCTCCAGCTGTTGTTGCAGAAGTACCGTCGCCCGTAGCTCTATAGAAAATGTACTCAGCTTGACCTTCAACTAGATCAATATTGGTATCGCCTACTTCCCAGTAGTGCAAACCTCTATTGCCCCATTCTTGAAACATGACGTTTAAAGAACGTCGAGCTGTTTTTAATTGATATCCCGAAACAGATTGTAAGCCAATTCGCTCGTAGGCTTCTTCAATTATTTCGTCTACAGCAAATGTCTTGTCGAATGTTACTGTTCCAGAAGTAGTGTTAGCCATATGCTACCTCCTAGTAATTCTTAAGCCATTCGCACGTAATCGTAGCACTATCGTTAGCTGTACAAGCGGGCATAACGAATTTAACATCTCCAGTGTAATTAGTAGCTTTATTATTAGGTATTCCACCTATAGAGCTATAATCTAAAAATCCAGTTTGTTCTACAGTTAAAAATGTTGCATCAGTGTCTGCATCCCACGTCAATTTAACAGCGTCTACTTTTGCTGTCATGGATACACTATACCATATTTTGTTTAGTGTAACCGTTGCACATGCATTTCCGCTTCTGTCTGCAGTTAATCCTGAAACATCAACGACTGTAGTTGTGCCTCCATTATTATCAGAAACATTTTGATAATGTGTTATTAACTTTTTTTCGCCTTGATAAATCGTTTGATTTAGTACTACGTCTGCCATTTTTCCTCCTTATCTAGGGGTGGAATCATTACACTCCACCCGAAGACTTTATTTATTATTCGTATACGTTTCTGCTACAAGCAACATAGTGAACGTTGACTGCTTCCGCTGCACCGTCTCCTGCTTCAATTCCAACATAAGGAATTAAATCAATGTTGTCTGTTAAAGCTGCTGTTTTAGTAACTGCTTTACCTGGTTGTACCGCTGTTACCGCTGTACCACCTGTGCTGCCCGCTGTAGTTGTTACATTGTATTGAATACCATTTACAAAAATTGTCGCTTTTCTATCTGAATCAATTTTAATTTTGAAATGATAAGGTGTATTTGCTGCAACAGTAATTGGTAGTATACTGATATAATCAGTTCCACCTATGCTGTGAACAAAGTTCCATTTTGTAGCGGAAGTTAATGATTCACCGTTAGTAGCATCAGTTGCAAACTTAAAGAATGCTTTGTCATCATCAGATGCAACTAATTGATCATTAGTTAATTTTAAGCCAGCCCAGACTTTTTCGTTATCAGTTTGAGCCACTTGAATTGAACATTCCCATTCTACTTGGTTTTCTGTTCCCCATAAAACTTTAGCCCAAGCTGATTGGTTTGCATCTAAATGTGGTAACAGAATAGC